GGCCGTTAGGCCCCCTAGTGAGTTAAACATATGACCCCGCACACTCGCGCTGCCCGTTGGCAGGTGCCTTCGCACCGCCTTCATTGGGATCCAGCAATTGCCGAACGACCTGATTATCCTTACGCCTATCCACTTAGATGTTGGACGGGCGTTCAGGGTATTCCAACGATATTATCGGAAGTCACCATGACTTACGAGCATATCATCGACGAACCTATGTGGGCCCGATCGCATATGCAAGATCAGGTCCGTACTAGGTTAGACTGGGATTTTGCCCATCTCTCCCAAGAAGGGATGAGTATGGCGCAAGACCCTGGTCTGAATGTGAGGTTTTACAACATCGGTATTCCCGGTGAAGTATTTGCTCTCACAGACGCCGAGGTCCAATCTAGCTTCAAAGATCTGTCTACGGGAAATCCGTGGACACCTCATACTGAAGCTAGCGTTCACGGCACGAGTGCTTCCGACATGTATGCGCGGTTGAAGAGAGAGCAAATCACGAAGTTTTGTCCAAATTTTAAAGATCCTCTGGAAACAGAGTTCTCAATTTGGTACTTGCTTCGTGACTTTCAAGAGGCTCCCTCTTTGATTAAGAGCCTGAAGCGTGCCCTAAAGGTGCTAAAAGCACAATTGGGTCATGCTGGGCGCTTACGCCAGGTATACTTAACTCGCTCATTGAACCAGGTTGCAAACCTGCGTTTAGCGAATGAGTATGGTATACAACCTACCATAGCAGATCTGAAGGAGTTTACCTCCGTCGTTCTGAAATGGTATGATACATGGGTGAAGAAGACACACACATTCGGTAAGCTGAGGACATGGAGGCAGCGAAAGCAGCTTCCATCGATTCAGGAACCGAATCATGAGCGCCAGCTCCAGTTTCCCGTATGGCAAACTGGGGTTGGTTACGCTCATGCGTTTGTTGTCAGCGGTGAGTATCAGTTGAACACGACAGTGAAGTATTACTTCGTCTGTCCTGAACTCACGAACAGAATGAATGCCATTCGGCATGCGATAGATGCATTGGGGTTTCTTGACCCTGCTGCACTATGGGACAAGGTCCCGTTCTCGTTCGTCGTAGATTGGTTCTACAATATAAGCGGACTCCTTCACAGGATGAAGCCTAGATTGTTACCAGTCACCTTGGTCATAGCCGATTGGTGCGAAAGCCTCAATCGAACTCAGACCATTGACATACGCCTATCCTACACGGGTACTGTGGGTGGTTACCCAGAGTCCGTTAAGATACGTGAGCGTTTTGCTCGCGTTAAGGTGTTCCAACAAGCTCGGAAACGTCAGTTTCCGCGCGAGTTGCAGATCGAGACACGTTCCCTCTTGGGTAACGGGTTAACCGTTAACCGGATCATTAATGGCTCTTGTGTCATTAATGGTTTGAGGGTTCGTAAACGATCGTCGAAGTCCCCTAACTATCGTAAACGTGAGTAACGTTTACGGAGCGGGTGTGCTTGCTATAGCCTCGTCACGACGACGAGGAAATAGCCATGTAGTCTTCTCCACACTACGGTGTGGGGTTGGCTATGATGTCGCGATACCGCGCAGAAATGCGCTTAGAAAGGATTCTCCCAGCCTATGCTGAGCGATCCCTTGGTCATCCCTGTGCTCGAGCAACGCCTCGCAGTCACTAGCAATGTGTTGTTTGCCGCGTTAGCGAATATTTATTCGTTTCCGGGGCAAATTCTCCCAATGCGTGTGACCGCTGATGGCGATGGATCGAGCACGCGACGAGCGACGATGGCCGACGGCACGAAAGTGGCGTTGAACATCGGGCATTCTACTTCTAAGGAGAATGCGCCGTTCGTCACGGACCGGACGGTGATTAGACTCGATAAAACTCGAGTCAATCTCACCACCGGGAAGCCCGTTACGGCTTCTGCTTATGCTGTTATTACCCTCCCACAGGGTAATACGTTCACTGCTGACGATGCTGTCCTCACGATGGAATCTCTCGCGCTCTTCACAATCCTTGGCGGATTGGTAGGAGACGGGAATAATCCTCCGTATACGGATGGCACCGACGGCATGACACTCATTCGTCTTATCCAAGACGGTGAAGCGTAAGGGAAGTTGAGCCTTTGCGGCTCGCGACCTACCATTGGCGCTCAGAAGGCTGGGCTAGGAGAACTACCTTATGGGAGTTCATAATAGCCTCGCGGTTTATACCGGGATCCTTAAGCGACTGGTGGTAGACATAGCAGTAGCATATGTTACTCCTATCGAGTACGCACGCGACATCAATAAAATTGATGCGCGGATCCGTGCGGAAGGGTTTTCGTTTTTAACGAAGACTCTTCCAATCCTTGGTAAAGCCTTTGACAAGGCTCTCCAGGGAGACACACCGTTCACTGCGGTGGGCTTCCGAAAGGAAGCTCACCGTACAACTCCAAAGTTCCTTTGGTGGTTGTTTGAACGTGTATTCGACGGATACGGTTATGTTCGCAGTGATGCGGACATTGATGCTATTCGACACCTAAGGCAGATCTTTCAGCTATTGTATAAGCTGGAGATACCCCACAATGAAGCGAGTACCAAAAAGGTATTATCGTCATTCGTTGATGTTAATGGAGAGCTGTCAAAGCTTTCGATTAACAAATCCGATGCAGTTATTAAACGTGCTCGCGTATTTATTACGCGTGTCCTATCTGGTCTATCGCCGAGGGATATCATCCCCAGGCATGGACCAGGAGCTGTTGCAACGGGCGAGAGGGGAGGCGCGAAAGCGTCTTTCTCTCGGCTATATGAGGACCTTGAAGTGTATTACCCCTTTACGGAGTATATGCACCTTTCGGTATCCCATACAGTTGACTTGTTGCATCAGCTGGAGGCGCTCGAGGTTCGAAAGACCGGAACGGCGAAAGTCGTCCTGGTACCGAAGGACTCGAGAGGCCCACGTCTAATCTCTTGCGAACCACTTGAGAAACAGTGGATACAGCAAGGGCAGTGCAAGGCACTGTACCGGCATATCGAGAGTCATCGTCTCACACGAGGGCACGTGAATTTCACGGACCAATCGGTGAATCGACATTTAGCGTTGGAGTCATCAAAGACTCGTCGCTATGTGACCCTTGATATGAAGGAAGCATCGGATCGCGTGTCACTTCAACTCGTAGAGCAATTGTACTCTGGTACCGAATGGTATCAGGCACTAGTTGCTTCACGATCGGGGGAGACACGCCTGCCTAACGGGACTACCGTTACGCTTAGTACCTTTGCACCGATGGGATCAGCAGTTTGCTTTCCCATCGAGGCATTGACGTTCTATGCGTTGGTAGTATCTACCATGGTTGTACACCTGCAGTGGCCGTGGCGAAAAGCCTTGGCCAATGTTTGGGTGTACGGCGATGATATCATATGCTGTACTGAAGTCTATAGTACAGTAATACAACAACTGGAGCGATTTGGACTATTGTTCAATCGCGACAAATGTTGTGTCTCAGGGTTCTTTCGAGAATCCTGCGGGTGCGATGCCTATAAAGGCGTCGACGTCACACCCATCCGTTTACGGAAGACATGGAATCATCGTGCACCACACGACGCCGTTCAACTTCAATCGTACGTAGAGTTTTCAAACTCTATGTATGCAAGAGGTTATCGCGATGTCGCATCGTATGTAGAGATATTGGTAGAGCACCTTTACGGTGCGATACCATATCTTGAGCATCAGGAGGTAGCTTCCTGGGAATATGACCTTTCGGGGCATATTCTTAAGAGGCGAAAGCACACTCTCTCTTCCAAAGAGAGGCGTTGCGCCCCTGGCCGAGTAATCGGCTTCGATCGGCCCGACGTCAGTCCATACCCTCGAAACCGCCGTAAGGGGATTGCGTATCGCTTTAACAAGCATACGCATCGCCTGGAGGTGAAGGGGTACTCAATTACTCCAGTGCGAAAGCACTGGAATGTAATTGGGTGGGAAGCGTTGCTCCACAGTTTAAACTGTGGCCCAACGGGACTGCCTAACGGCGTGCATGCGGTTCCGCACCGCAGTCGCATTAAGCGGACGTGGGGGTTGGCGTAAAGCCAACTTTGACTGACTGTCG